CTAGGGCATCGACAACAGCGCCAGCACCAGTCGTGGCCGCACTACCAATGTGCTGCCACGGACCTTCACCGGGCGGATTGAAAATCGCTGGATTGACTCCCTGTGGAACAGACCCGCCGGGAACACCCGGTGATCCGGCTCTGGGAATGAACTGATTGCCGGGAGCGTTCATGGCATCCCAAACGCTGCCGATGCCGCCGTATGCCGCTTGCGCTCCAGCGCCAATACCGCCAGCGGCAGCCAAACCAGCGTCAGCAATAGCCTGCCACGGACCCGGCCCCGCCTCAATAAACTGTGCCGGGTCCACCGTCCCCGTAGGGACGCTGCCCGTGGGAACTATCCCCGGTACAATACCCGGCGACCCCACCCTTGGAATGTCCTGATTACCGGGGCGGTTTATCCACCCCAACGCTGATGTTGCCGCCCCCAACGGCCCGCTGAGAAAAGCCTCCCAATCAAAGTCGCTCCCCGTCGCTTCCGACAGGTCACCGCTGGGCGTAACCCCGTACGTCCTCGGCTTCTGCTGATACCGCCCCGTGAAAGTAGGATCGTTGACGATTGCCATTATGCCAAAGCCGCCCTTATCTCCGCCGCACGCCTAGCCCGCTCCTGCGACGAACCCTGCGTAGACCCATACCTGTCACCCGCATACGCCGCATACGCATCAATGTCCTGCAACGCAGCATTGAACCACGCATCCTGCATAGCCTGACGTTGCACATCCTGCTGCCTCACATACGAAGCAGCAGCCTCCGCCAACGCAAGATTCTTCATACCCGAAGTTTCCAAACCCCGCCGGGAAAACTGTCCCACAATATTCGGAACCTGCTTCTTATACGCCTTCGACGTATCAAACGTCCCCAACGCAAACTTCTGCTCCGCACCCGTCTTACCGTACTTCGTACCCGCCAACGTAGACTGCAACCGCTGCGCAGGCGTCACAGCATACGCATTGGTCATATCATAAGAAGCATACGGGTCAAACGCCATCTAGTTATAGACCTGTCCCGAAATCACAAGATCGTCGTCCGCAACAGTCACATTTATTACGACAGCACCCGTGGTCCCGCCACCGTTGATGGCAACACCAGCAGTAACAGCGGTGATGTCCCCCGTAGGGACCTGATCTATACGTTGAGTAATCCTTGAAGGCATGATCCCTCCTAGCCGAAGTACGTGACATCAATAACGCTGTTGGAGCCACCAACACGGATGAACTTCACGTCACCCATGTCGTCCTGAAACAAATCCAACACACTGTAGGGATTCAGATAATGACCCACGCTGGCCGTCGGTGTACCCCAACGAACCCTGACCGGCTCCGCCCCGTTAGTCACCATCGCAGCGACAGCCCCCGATTCCGCCGTGATCCCAATAGCAACCGTGGACACCGTGACCTGCTCGTCACCAAGCGCCGACCCGTACTCTGCTGCTGCTCTACTAATAGCCATAACTACTCCTACGGCTCCAACGCCGTGACGCGGGCCTCCAAATCGTCCAACTTTTCCTGAATCTTACGCAACTCGTACTCAATAGGACGTGCGTTCTGTCCCTGCATCCGACGAGTGGGTTTGTACACGACCGGCATCAGTCCTCCACCGACCAATCATCATCAATCATGTCGCCCAAATCCTGCATCGCAACAGACAACGAATCCACAGTAACCTGTAGGTCCTCCAAATCGGCTGAACGCGCATAAGCGTTCATGTCCATCGTCTGCTCAATAGAAGACACCGTTGCCTCCAAATGGTCGATGCGCGCCACCAGACGTGCAGAGGACCATGTGACCGTGCCGACGATTGCTGCCACGGACAGAATCAAACCCAACGCTACGGTTGGGATTCTGACCTGACGGATGTCGGACGGCGCATCCATTACGAGAGAGCGGCGAGCCTTGCCGCCTCAGCAGCATCCCTTGCCGCCTCAGCAGCATCCCAAGCAGCCTGTGTTGGCGGGTCCATCGGCCACACCACCTCAGACACACGACTGTACGTCTGCGGCAAATCCCTGAGAGCCTGCCTGTGGGTCGCCCACTCCTCAGCAGTATGACCCGCCAAAGCGGCGTCACCGATCTGTGTCCAGTCGGAGCCACGCAACATGCCGTCACGCTGACCCCGTACATGGTTCAGGTCCAGATCGGCAGCCTCAGCCCGTGCGGCCAGTTCTGCTTCTTCTTCTGCTGTCAGGTCCATGTAGACCCCGTTGACAACCTTCTGTCTTGCCATAACTATGCTCCTGTCACGCCGTATAAAGTAAAGGTCGAAAACTCCATCAGGTCGTCGCCAGTCTCTTTGATGCCCACACAATCAACAGCATCCGTTGATGACCACAACCCAGCGGTAATCATGATGCCCCAAGAACTTGTCGAGGCGTTCGGGGCGGTGCTGGTCATGATCGCCTGCTTGAAGTTGGACGAGGTGTAGTTCGGAATCCAGATTTTGACTGTCCCAAACGTATCGGCGGTTGCCGAATCGGCGGGAATGTAGATCAACTCAAGGTCATCCCAGACGCCGGTGGCTATCCGACTAGAGGTGGGCGCGCCCGAAGCCGTATTGAACGCTTGGAGATTTGTCATCGAATAGTCGGTGCCCGTATCCAGACTGCCGTTGCCCATCTGGAGGCCAACCTTGTCGTAGGCGCTGGACTTCGATGAACGGATCGACGCAACGATCAGCAGATGGTCATAGGACGACGGGATCGACGTTTTGCTCCACGACGCTGTAAGCCCTGTGAGTTCGGTGTGGTCTATGACAGTGAAAGCAGCCATCAGGAGGAGTTCAGTCCGTAGAGGGAAATCTCGGTGCCTCGGGCGAAGTCGTCGTACTGGGGGGCCAACAGTATTGTGGTCACCGCAGCCACGTTGTCCCACAGTCCGCTTTGGAACGACAAGAACGGCGTAGACATAGCGGCATCACCGCCGCTGACCATCACGGTCGTGTTCTTCGACCCGTTGCGGTAATCCAAGATGTCGCAAACCGACGACCCGTAGATTGCCACATCCTCAAACCCAGTCGGCATCCACCAAGTGGCGAACGTCATCGTCACACCAGTCTCACTACTCGCACCCGGCGTGGTGGCGGTTCCGTGCATGATGTGGTTTGAGTAGTTGGTGCCCGTGTCGCCGTTGAACCACATCATGCAACGCTCCCCCCACGATGTGCGGGTTGTTTTCATCGAAATCCGCAGTTGCAGATGCTCATACGACCCCAGCGACGAGAACGTCACCGACGCAGCATCAGCCTCCAAATATGTTGTAGCGATTGCTTCGATCACAGCCATCAGGCCACCATCCTTGGCAACACACCGAACAGGGAGAACGTCGACTCGTCCAGCCAGTTGTTGGCATCAGGCCAAATCTTGATCGACGTAAGCGGTGCCTGACTGCGCCATGTATTCGCAAACAAGGCTACTTCACCAGACCCATCAGCGTCGGCTGCGACCTGAGACACCAGCGACTTGTACTTCCCACTGTTGATGTCGAAGAAATGGTTGATGACACACCCGAAGATGTTCGCCCCCGCTGACGCGGCGGGCATCGTGTGGAACTCGGCACGGTCATTCGTATTTTCGGTGTAAGCGTTCACGCTTGAACCGTCGGCGGCTAGGCGTTGGAAACCGTAGATGGATTCGGTGTTGGCGTTGAACGTCAAATGGTATTGGACTGTGGCCGCCGATTTCGTCCCACGGCAGTATGAGATGAGGACGAGATCCATGTATTGGTCCCAAGCCTGTACGCCGCCTACGTCAGCCGCAGCGTCGTTGTACCCAGATGTGAACGTGACGTATGCCGCGTCCGAGGTCAGCGTCTTCGTATTCAGGGCGACCCACGCCTCACCGTCAGTGAGAACACCGTCAACGATGTAAGAGGGATCGGCCATCAGGTAAGCCCCGTGTCGTAACGGATAATGACGATACCCGCACCGCCGCTACCCGAAGCGGCGTTCGTACCGCCACAACCGCTGCCTGTGTTCGGGACGCCACCATCGCCGTACACGACGGTTCCTTGCGTCCAACCTGTCGTGCCCGCACCCCCACCGCCAGTGCCGCCTGCTGCTGCTGTAACGGACCCTGAGGTGTTGCTCCAAGTGCTGCCCCCTCCACCACCTGCGTAGGTGATCGAACCCGACCCACCGCTATCTGTTGAGGTGATCCCAATGTAGTTGGCTCCGTTGCCGCCTGCCCCCGCCTGAGAGTCGTTGCCAGAACCCGCTGCGGCATTCCCGCCTACTGCGCCAGCGCCGCCGCCACCACCGCCAGAGATCCCGTCCGCATTTGCCTGTAAGCCGCCGTCGTTACCGTCGCCAGCCCCCGAAGCGGAACCACCCGCAGGCCACGGCGGATTGCCAGAGCCGCCGAAAACGCCACCACTACCACCGCCAGACCCGCCGTCGCCACCGTCTACGTCTGGCCTGCCGCCCTTGCCTCCCCCATCGGCGGTCAAATCGAAAGCAGTCGTGTCCCCACCATCAGAAGCGGCAGCGGTGCTTGCTGCGGCCCCACCAGTACCCACAACGATTGGATATGTACCAGCAGTCACAGTGACACTGTGGGATACGTTCTGACGAACCCCGCCAGCGCCACCACCGCCGCCCGCACAGCCCGAACCAGTATTACCAGCGTTACCGCCACCACCGCCACCGACCATCAGATAATCCACATCGGCTGTACCAAACGACACCACAAACTTGCCTGAACCACGGAACGTGTGAACACGGTACGTCTTGGAGTCGCCCGAATCGACGTACTGGGTGATGATCCCACCAAACGCCGTGAACCCGCTCCCGAACAGGCCGCCATTCAACCAAGTAGAGACAGCCGTCGAAGGCCACCCCTTTTTGGAGTCCTTGCGGCCACGCCAGTTGGAAACAGCGGTGCCCGGATTGGTCCGGTCCTGACGGAACATTTGCTAGGAAACGGTGATCCGGTTGACGTAACCCCAGATGTTGATAACGGAGCCAGTGGCATCGTAGGCCGACACACTGGTCGTCACCGAGCCACTCCCGGTCATCACCAAGCCGGGGATCACCAGCGTCATGCCCGCCTTCGTGGTGATCGTCTGATACAAAGTATCAGCCGGAGCGGTCGGCACCGAGCCGGTGGCGTAGCCAAAGAACAAGATCAACTCAACGTCAGCCGAGTGAGAGTTCGATGCGTAAAGCCACAACTCATCCTCCACCGTAGCCGACGTACCAGTCACATGGATCGGCGTCGGTGACCCCGCCGAGGTGCTGGTCATAAGGGTCGGTTCCCCGAGGGTGCTGGTACTCAGGTATTCTTTGCTAAATGTTGCCATGTTCTATTTTCCTTAGTTGAAGATTGTGTTGTTCAGAATCAGTTGAGCATCATTGGTGGTGACCGAAATAGCAGGCGTGTAACCGCCCGATGACACGATTGGTGCCGTGCCCGTCACCGCAGTAACCGGAGTCGCAATATCGGAAGTCAAAGCCACCGTCCCGGTGGCATCCGGCAGCGTCAAGGTGCGATCCGCAGTCGGATCAGTAACATTGATTACAGTCTCGTAGGCGTTAGCGGTTGAACCCTCAAAGGTGATAACCGGGTTTGATCCATCGATTTTGATACCGGCGACGAACGTCGCCAACTCTGTTACCGTCAAATCACCCTTGATGCTTGTGGTTAGCCCTGTCGCTGATATGAAGGGTGTGCCCGTAGCCCACGTAACAACTTCTCCGAAGTTGGTGTTCATTTGGGATGCCACAATCG